AAAAAACCACTAATAACACACAGTACCTAATAATACTTAGTAATAGGCTCATCTGCATACATGCGCCTAAACTGAGTATAATTAGTAATACACCCAGCATGTCCTCGACACAATTCCATCATTGCATCAGGTGTAGCAGTCGGTAAAACCTTTACCAGCCGACTACAAACTTCTGAAGATATATACTGTTGAACACGTATATCCTCAATACCTTTCAAGCTATCTTGATAAGATATAAAACGCTCACGCATTTTCTCTTCGTCTTTAGTAGACTGATTCATAAAAGATAAAAATCTTTTCACGACATCAGCAACTACCCGTGACCTTCCATCAGGATAATGCACAATATCCATACTACATATGTAGCCATGCTTGTGCAAAGCAACTTTCATTGTTAATCCAAACTTTCGATTAACCTCAGATTCCCAACCAGAAACATCAATATCACCACGCACAGCCACTAAAACATCATCACCCATAGTAATTATAAATTCTATTGAACTAATAATCTTTTCCAACTCTTCCGACAGTGACAACATGCTAATATCATTATTTCGATCAAGAGTATAAGGTGCGCCGGAAGCATTTTGATCACGCAACCACAATTTAACACCACTCTTCATAGCAGCAACCGAACGTACATTAGAATGATCACGAATGAATGCTATATACGCAGGTAGAACACCATAAGCGGCACACTTACGTAAATAAAAATCAGCCAACCTATCACCCTGACTTTTATCAAACATTTCATAATCAATTTCTAAATAACGTCGTTCACCCATTGCATTCGGTCTCCAATCAAACTTATTTAAAAACTTAGTAACATCAGCTGGTGATTTCCTTTGCATAATGAGAACATTATCCTTTAATAACTCAGCTTCTCGTGACACCTTTTGTTGAATAATTGGTGTCCCAATTGCTACAAATTTTCCAGTAGGATCAAACTGAATAGACTGAGCCATCTTAACTGACGTTTCATAACTAGCAGTCATATCTGGCTTAGTTTTTGCTTTTAAGGCAAGATGATTCTTGCTAGCCCCATGTAAAAGCTGTTCGAAACTAAAGTCATCATCGCCTTCAACACGATTGCGTTGTCTTTCATTTAGTTTTGCAACCCACTCATCAACAAAAGACTGTTCAGGTCCAACATAAGGCAATTGTTTCAAAATCTCTTCAGTATCAGGTTTCATAAAAACACGCAAAGAAGCACCCCAAGCACGTTCCCACAAATACTGAATACTCATTGAATCAGCATGAGCAGGAGTATTAGTATTGCGCTTGACAGCTACGTGTACAGTAGAGGAAAGTGTCTCACGAGTATCTGGAGCAACATGACCTCTAATCATTGGTCTATACACTTTCTCTGGCTTCAATGCATCAAATTTACTAGTATCAATTTTCATCATAATAGCTTTCAACAAAACTTGCCAGCTTTGGTAATTGCGATCAGATTCAAAATCATCAGTAACCATAATCATCGAATTTGGAAACAAAGTTTGCGCTGCAGTTACAAATGACAGTAAAGGATCGGTAGAAATACCACCATACTGTACATCTGAGACATCTGGAACACCAAACGGTATGTGCATATTATATGCATCAGGATGCAACGTAACCAATTGATTATGATCTCTCATAATAGAAGCAACTAATCGTTGTGCCTGTGGATCATCAGACTTACCACGTACAAATTGCGGAACATCAGTAGTTAAGGCCTCACTTATAAGAACTTTAGATTCAACTATTTCTTGTAGATCCATTGCTGCAACATACTTATCAGTATATACTACCTCTAAATCAACGTCATGAAATATTTTTCCAACGTAGTTAAATATAGATTTAGCACCACTTGCAATCACATCAAGCATGTCGTCATCTTCTACAAATTGAGCATTCCCAGATTCATTAACAAATGCATTTCCAGTAACTATAGCAGTAATCGATGGTGGGATAGTAGAACCTGCCTCAGACTGATAAGTATCAGTAGTAAAGGCATATGCCGATGCATTCATACCAGGCAGCATATTCGAAAAACCGAACGTAGGATCACCATTCGGCGTAGTCCATCCACGAAACCTCGGATTAGAACTTGCATTATCTGAATAGGCTACATATCCAGGACACAATGAATAACACGGCATAGGTAAATCAGCCTCAGCATACGTATCATAATAAGCTTTCCGAACTGGAGCAGTTATAACAGATAACTGCCTAACCATATTACTCATTAAGGCACTGGCAAAAGCTAATGAAATCTGCACATTAGTAGCTTTTGACATTCTAGCCATTTGCCTCGCATATGGTGCGATAGTACGCACAGTTGCACCATCATGAAATTTAGCCATAAAAACAGAAACATACAAAACTAACGCTAACCAATCAAAATCAGCTGCTAGTATGGTTCCATCAGTCTTTAAAACTTGACTACTAATAAGCAAATTTGACGTTCGCGAAAATAAACGTCGCATTATAACCTTATCCAAATCAGCTGCGCCTTGCGCACGCATGCCAAAATCATAGACATCATCCATAACAGAAATCTCGACGGGTTTATACTTTACCGACCAGTCGCTTGGATTATCTACAGATCCACCCTCTTTAAGTACAGGACCATAAACCATATATTTAGATTTATAATCAGGATCCATCCAAGACTTATACTCCGGAACATCATTAGTAAAGACGCCATCAAAGCAGGTAATTTTATATACCATCATGCCAAGATATCTTCCATGAAATTCTTTATGATAAGTTTTTCCATCAAGTACAACACGGGTACGTGCAACAAGCTCAAGATAATTGTTCCAAGAGTACGACGTGGTAGCGGATTGATCGCCAGCAAAAACAATGTTGACGCGCGTAGCTCCTTCAGAAGGAAAAACATACCCATCCAACTCATCAAATCTGCCTTCAGAACACATTTCCATGTCTTTATTACCAGGAAAAATGATATATTGTAACGATACTCCATGCTGACGCATATAGACAGCAATTTGTCTAAAGTTAGTATCACACTTTGTTAACAGCATAACACCAACTTGTCCTTGTACATCACATGAATAAGGTCTAGTACAATGATAATCACCTGTACCTGTCAAGTACTTTGTAGCAGTTGTAGGAACACGACCAAGTCGAGCACCCTTATTGACAATAGCAACAATAGCCCTATCGTCACGGTACAACTCAGACTGTACAGCTGCAATATGACCAGGAACACACAAATGTAGCCAATGCCTACCTCGCATGACAATTGATCGATTGCTAAAACCAAACCCAACTACATTGCCACGCTTAACTGGCAAAGTGTTAAGAATATGCTCCACAACCAAAGTTTGTATTGCGCGGTAACGCGCGGCACCACGTTTATCAACACCCGAAAATACAATATCAAGATTTGGAAACTGTTGAACAAACTCATACCTATCAGCTGCAGACACTGAATGTTGTATATATACCCTACTCTTACCTTTACGCACAGCAGCCTTTTCATCATCAGCCTTTATAGCGGCAAATTTAACAGCAATCTGATTAACAAGTGCTTGATAAATACGTGAGTCAGAATTCAATACTTGTGCTTCACCCATCTTAATCACCTCCTCAATCGGCACCTGCAATTGCTTACCTAACTCAAGAACAGAAGGCATATTGCTATTAATTATTTAGTTTTGTTATGTGTTGTTTTGTTTTGTGTAATTTAGTCCCCAAAGGAACGACGGTAGTTTTCTGGTTGTATAGCACTAAATGTGACCAAAACGAT